ACCTGTGTCATCTACGTTCAAGTTAGCTGCAAGTGCTGGTGTGTAGTCCAACATGCCAGCTGCCGCGAGAGCAGAAGCAACGTCTGAGGAACAAATGATGAAGTTACCTTTACCGCGACGTGTTTCACGAGCGATTGTGTTAGCTTCACGTTCGATCTGCATGATCAAACCTTTGAACTTCTCTACTGACCAACGACCATCTGAGTCACCGTCAACATCAAATACGCCGTTTACAGCAGTGTTAGATGTTTGTGCGCCAAGCTTAGCCTTTACGTTGATAGTACGGATAACTTCGCGGTTGATTTCCGCAAGAATCTCAGCAGACAAGATGTTTGCTAGTTCTGATTCTGCATCAAGACCGTGGATTGCTTTAAGGTCTTGCGCAAGTTCCATTGTGTACTCAGCTTTGAGCGCACGTGATTTCGCAGAAACGGTTGTTTTCTCGATTGAGAAAGCCATTGCCCCGAAAGAGCCACCTGTGTTACCTAAAGCTTCTGCAGCTGAAGTAGTCATACCAGAACCAGTTGCAAACGAATCTTCAACAGCATCTGTATCAGCGTCTGTACCGAATGAGCCCAATGAATCGGACGCACCAGCATGCGAACCTGCACCAGCGTGTGAAGTATCTGCTTCGTTGAAGAGTGCTTCTGTACCAGCTTGTGTGCTGTAACGTGATTTCATTGCAAAGATCAAGCCTGTTGGGCCAGACATTGGCTGAACACCAGCAACATCATAAGCCATTAAATTTGGCATAGAACGACGTACTAGAGAGATAAGTACTGGATCAAAGTTATCAACACCTGCGCCAGTTGCGTTAGCAGCTGTTTCGTTTAGAGAACCGAAAGCCGCACGCTCTTCGCGCATTGCTTTTTCTTGGTTTTCTAGAAGTACAGCGGTTACTGAACGACGGTAGTTGTCTTTAATATCAGGAATGTCAGCGTGCTCTAGGATAGGCTGCCATTTCTGAGAAGCATTTTCTGCATTAAACATTGTTTGTTTTCTCCTAATGGAATTTAATTATTTTACTGACTTAGAAAGAGCTGTTAGATACTTTTCCATGAGTGGTGAAACTTCAATTTCTTCACCATCTGCATTTGTAGCAATTTCAACTTCTTCTATGTTTTCGGTTATATTTTTAGCAAAGTACGATTCTTTCAATGTTGCAACTTTTCTAGTAAATGTTGCTTCATCTTCAAAATCTACATCTTCAGCAAGTTTCTTAAGCTTTTCAGCTTCTGTCACGGCTAAATCTTGTGATGCTTCTGCTAAAATTTCTGAACGACGCATTTGAGCTACTGACTCAGACAAACGAATATTATCTTCGGTTGCTTTTGTTAAGTGCTCTTCTAATTCTTGTACTTGTTCTGCAAGATCGTCTACCATATCAATTTTTGATTCTGGTACATCGATATAATGCTCTACAAATACGCCTTTTAGTGCTTCCATGAATGATTCTGAGATTTCATTTCTCAAACCACTTTCTACAGCCAAACGGTTTTCTTCCATCCAGTTTTCAACTACGTAGTTTAAGTAACCATCGACTTTTTCTACTAATTGCTCTTGAATTGAAGCTGTTTCTTCTTCTAGAGACTGAGTGTACTCAGCTTCTAGACGATCAATCTCATCAGCAACTTTAGTTTTTACTGCTGCTTCAAAGATTGTAGCTGCTTTTTCTTGGAAGCCTTCTGATAAATTGTCATCTGCAACAACAAGTGCATCTAGGTCAGCTTTAAAGTCATATGACTCTTTCATCTTCCCTTTTGATTTACCCTTTGGTTCAGCAACTTTACCTGGCTTTGATTTTTCAATGGCTTTATCTGTCGCAGCGATAGCTTCTGCGCCATCGTCTTGAACTGATTCGTCCATATCATCATCGTCATCGTCATCGTCGTCATCGCCGTCGTCATCTTTACCCATAAATTTTTCATAGGCGGCTTGCAAGTCGGATTTTTTCATCTTAGACATTTCTGAGTACATGGCATTAATAATACCAGCCTTAGTCTTAGGCGCAGCTGCTTCTTCAAGTTCTTCAACTTCTTCTACAACTACTTCTTCTTCCGCGATGTTTTCCTCGGTATCACCTTCAACGTCTTCTACGAGGTCTTCATCTTGGAGCTCTTCTTGTACTTCAGTAACGTCTTCGATAAGATCCAACTCTTCTAATTTGGTCTCTTCAGACATATATTTTACTCCTTGATAAAATAGAGTTAAAGTTTTGAGAGGAAATCTTTCCACACCTTCAACTGGCTTTCCGCCAATTGGGATGAAGATGCCTTTTTGATTTCAGTCTCATATTTTTCAACGTCTTGTGCTTTTAGCAGGCCATTTTCCCAGATCCATTCAACGCCTTCCATAATTCCATTAACGAAAGCTTCTGGTGCTGAGGGATCCTGGACAATGTCCACTGTTGCTAAAAGAAAATCATCTCCAACAACATTTACCCCGTTACGGTTCACAAGACTACCCATACCACGACTAGAAACACCCAGTTGAACACCACCTTCTACAAGACCTTTTACGACTTGTCCCATTGGAGTGTCTAATACGAGTGCTTTACCCATCACATTATTACCATCCCATTTTAGTTCGGTAATACGATGGGAAACTTTATCCAAGTTAATTGTTGGTCCTTCTGGGTGATTTAACTCACCAACAGCTCTTCCGCGACTAACCTGTTCTGTTACATATTTATTAACAGCTTTTTCCATCACTCTACGAGGATAAACACGACCGTTTCTATTTTTAGATTCGGCCTGCATAAAAATACCTTCAATAATGGTATTCTTTTTACCATTACTTTCTTCGGTAATATAATTTAAATTTTCTTCATAAAGTTCTGTAATCAGCTTCATTTAATTATGCTCCCATAAGATCCGCAAATTCCTTTGCGGCCTTCTCTGCTTCTTTAGCAGATTTATAATCTTTATCTAATAGCTCACCATCTATATAAACGGAAAACTTAGAACCTGATTTTTTAACTACAGCTTTCGATTTTTTTCCAACCTTGAAAGATTTAACTTCTTTTTCAGAAGCTTCATTCAATGTCAGATTCAATCTCAATTCCTTGAACGTCTGCATCTACTATTTCCTGTTCTACGCCGTTAAATACATCATCAGATATTTCAATCTTACGAGCGTCAAGTGCATTACTAATTTTTGTACTCATAAGATCATTGAATACGTTATTTGCTTTAGCTGTTCTATTATTAGCTAAAGCAGTAATTAAATCATTTGTATCAGTCATAATTTATCCTTTAACATTATTTATAATAATTTAAATTTCTACATTTTCATCAGCATCAGGATCTTCTATTTCTCCCGATTGCTTTTCACTTTCAATTTTTTTGGCCATAGCTTGAATATCTTCATCAGATTGCATTAAAATATTTTTACGAACCCAATCACGAGAAAAATATACACCAACATACTGATCTAATTCAGTTAATAATTCTAATCTATCTCTCAGAATTTCTGATTCTTTCAACTCAGAAAAATGAGAATCTTTAATAAAATCAACTGCAATATCTTCTTTAATTTCTTTCCAGTCTTGCTCGGTAATAATACCCTTTAACACTAATTGCGTTTTAAGAAGATCTAGGAATAACCAAGAAAACTTCTTACGCATACGATTAATAAATTTCTGAAATTTTACTTCATCACGAGAAATTTCAGTTGAACGGCCTAATGAGAACTGAGCTTCTTGTTCTAATCTGTTTACTGGAACATTTAGTGATCTATATAATTTCTTTTGGAAATAGAAAACATCGTCAATTTGACCTAGGTTTTCTCCGCCTGGAAGTGTTGAAATTTCTGTACCTCTACCACCTTCACGACGTGGGAGCCAGAAATCTTCTAACATTGACATATGTTTACGATCATCTTTGATTTCACCAGTAGATGCGTCATAAACAAGTTTATTACGGTATTGATTCATAATACCACGTAGGTATTCTTCTGATTTACCTTTTGGAAGGTTACCAACATCAATATAGAAAATTCTACGTTCCGGAGCTCTAGATAATCTATAAATTACTAGTGAATCTTCCATCATGCGAAGTTGGTTTACTGGTTTAATAGCTTTATGCAAATAAGATAAAACCATTTTACGAGAAGTATCTAATAAACCAGATGTTGTATATTGAATAGAATCTTTAGAAATCTTTAATCCCTGATTGGACTTATTCATTGCGCTATCTTGATAAAGATAATACTCATTAATATTTTTAATAAGATTTACGCCAGTCTTAGGATCTTTTTGTTGTTCAACTTCTTTTACTTTACGAATTCTAGTTGGATCAATTGGACGTAATTCGCTAATACCCTTTTTAGGGTTTGATTCGTCAATAATAATGTGATAAAATAAACGTCCATCAACATACCATTTACGGAAAATTTCGTGTCCATAGTGATTAAATTGAAGGAGCTGAATAATATTTTCGAATTCTTGCCTAATTAATTTTTTTACGTTATCAGGCTGATCTAAATCATCAGTAAGAAGCTCAATAGGAGCGGCCTTTGTATCTGATACAATAGATTCATTTATAATGTCTTCAATCGCCGCATCGCACTCTGGGTGCTGAGCAATTTGTCTATAACGGCGGATCAGATCAATTTCATTTTTAGCGCCTTCGGTACCAGACATATCTATGTACTGGCCAAAGTGACCTCCAGCTTGAACGTAACTAGAACCATCATCTTCCATAGGAGCAACAAAAGATTTCTTTTTAGAATCTTCTTTTTCTTGCTCTTTTCTTTTAATTTCAAAACCGAATAATTCAGCCATTTAATCTTTTCCTACGTTATAATAAACAGAGGGGTTTTATCCCCTCTGCTATTATTTATACCACTGTTAAGAAGTAGTATTTGACTCCCAGTATTGTACTTGAAGCTCAACACTAAATTCTTCAATAGTATTTTCAGCGTCATAAGATACTTCAATTGCTGATACGTTTGTTGGCCATAAGCCTCTAAATGTATAGCCTTTGATTTGATTACCATCTTTATCAAGCTGATAAACTGATGCATCAGCAAAATAGTTTGATGGAGTAACTTCACCTGTGTTTGCAGAGTGAGCGTTAATATAGTTCATCCAACGCTCAAATGCATCACGCAATAAGAAGTTTGTATCATTGATAACCTGAACTGTCCAAGGTTCAAATACGCGATCGCCCGCGATTTGAAGTTGTCTACCACGGAATGGTACCATGATTGGGTTAATATTAGAAGCTGGAAGCTGTGCTGCTTTAATTAAAAAGCCACCAACTTCAGATTCAGCTGCACCACCGATACCAGCTGGAAACCCCATTTCTACTTTGAAGAGGTTATTACGTGCACCACCGCCAACTAACTTAGATTTAAAATCGTCTACGCCTAAAATTGCCATTGTTTATTCTCCTTATTGACCAATAATTTCAGAGAATTCAACGCCGGTACGAGTCGCGATGAAGTTCAATGTGATGAAGTTAATAGAACGAGCTGGTTTGATGTAGATATCCGCA